GGATTGACCGTTTGAAAAAGACTGGCAGCAAAGACGCCGCCGTCGATTTTCTACTTAACCGCTAAATGCCAAGGAGATTTAACACATGGCTACGCAAACTACAGTTATCGCTATCGGTGAGCGCGAAGACCTCTCCGATGTGATCACACGCATTAACTGATCGGTGCGTGTAAAACTGGGTGAACTGCTGGAACCCTAAGTCCAAACGGATATGGCAATCAGCAGCCAAGCCGTCGATACATCGACGGAAGGTTCAGAGACTACCTGAGAGGTAAAGCCCTCTTAATAACAGGCTAGAGCGCCCAGCACTGCAATGCAGTGATGATATAGTCCAATCCTCATCGAAAGGTGAGAGGGAATGCGATCCCGATGAAACCCCAATCTATTCCTCTCTCCGCAAGGAGACTGTGAATAACACGACCTTTGATTGGCTTGTTCAAGAACTCGCCGCCGCTTCTGCAACCAACTATGTTGCCGAGGGTGCGGATGCTTCTTACGCAACGCCCACTCAAGCAGTGCGTTTCTCAAACGTAACGCAAATCTCGCAAAAAGACGCCGCCGTTTCTGGCACGTTGGACAGCGTGGACACTGCTGGTCGTGACCGTGAAACTGCCTATCAGAAAGTTCTGAAAGGCTTGGAACTGCGCCGAGACATTGAAAAAGGTCTTTGCTCAGACAACGCTAAAGCAACTGGCGCAACCCGCGAAACAGCTAACCTGTCAAGCTGGATCACCAACGTATCTGTTGGTTCTGGTGGCGCGGCTCCGACTGGTGACGGTTCGGACGTTCCGACTGGTGGCACAGACCGCGACCTGTCGCTGGCTCTGATCGACGCTGCTCACCAAGCAGCTTACGAGGACGGCGGCAACCCCAACATGCTCGTTGTATCGCCCGCTAAAAAAGCGACGTTCAGCGACCTGTCGTCGGGTTCAGTTGCAACCAACCAAATCCAATACACGGCTCCGCGTGAAGCCGCCATCGTTGGATCGGTCTCGCTGTATCTCAGCGACTATGGTGAACTGTCAGTCGTCATCGACCGTCAGATGGGTAATGACCGTCTGTATCTGCTCGACAGCGACTACGCTTCAGTCGTCACTCTGCCGGGTCGGAACTTCCTTGTGGAAGATTTGGCTAAAACAGGTGACGCAGCCAAATTCCAAGTCATCACGGAATATGGCCTGAAAGTATCTGCTCCAAAAGCACACGGCGCAGTTTACGACCTCAATTAAAGTGCTAGGGGGTGGCTTCGGCTACCCCCGAACTTTTGGTGTTTTGATGAACAAAAGACTTATAAAACGTGACGACGTTACTGGCAAAGAAACGTGGGTTCATTTTAACGACGATGGAATGATTGTTGAGAGCAAGCAGAACATCGACAGCCTTGTTTCCAAGAACCGTGAAGAAGCAAATGCGTTTCGCCCCGGTTCACTCATCGGTAACACTCAGGCACACCGTCGGAAAGTCGCAGACATTCCAAGCGGTCTTTATCACGAATTACTGCAAAAATTTGGTCGTCCACAGGACAACCCGAAAGAGTGGCGAAAATGGCTGAACGATTATGACAATCGTTTTTTCCGCACTGACGTAGGACATATCTAATGGCTATCACGACTTATTCGGAGTTACAGACTGCGATTGCTGATTTCTTGGCACGAACTGATCTGACAAACGACATAAAAAATTTCATCAGCCTTGCAGAAGCAAGAATGAGCCGTGAACTCTCTACACGCTCACAGGAAAAGCGTGTGACCGCCAGCACAACTGCTAATGATGAATTTATTTCATTGCCGACAGATTTGCGCGAAATCCGCGTGATTAAACTTAACAGCAGCCCGCAAAGAGTGTTAGAGTATTATACACCTCAACAATTCTACAAACAGTTCCCCAATGCTACAGGCGGCAAGCCCGAAGCATACACAATTATTGGGACTGAGGTTGCATTGCGCCCTGTTCCATCAGCCGCCGAAACCGTCGAAATGATTTACGGCGAAGGCATCACAGCACTGTCAGACAGTTCAACGACCAACACAATTTTGACACGCCATCCTGATGCCTACCTCTACGGCAGTCTCACACATGCCTACACTTTTTTGATGGATGAGGGTCGAGCGCAAACCTACGACCAATACTTTGGTCGGAGCATCGAGGAAATAACAAAGGAAATGGAAAAGTCACGCTTTGGCGGTGGCGGTCTAGCAATGCAAGCAGAGTACATAGGAGCATAATATGTCTGCAATGTCCGATTATCTTGAGAATGAAATTCTCGATCATATCTTGGCGACAGGTTCTTATACCGCGCCGTCGAATGTCTATGTCGGCCTGTCCACGGGTTCGTTTGGCGACAACAACTCTGGCACAGAGTTGACAGGCAATAACTACAGCCGTGTCTCCGCAACTTTCAGCGCGGCGTCTAGCGGCACAACAAGTAATAGTGGCGCAATCGAATTTGCCGCCGCTTCCGGGTCATGGGGAACTGTAACGCATTTCGGTATTTTCGATGCGGCTTCCTCTGGCAACTTGCTAATTCACGGCGCGTTCACAACGGGCAAAGCGATTGGCAGTGGCGACATTCTGAAAATTGCAGCAGGCGACTTAGATATCACAGCCGCCTAATGAGGTGGCGTCATGGCTACTAATACACCACAGCTAGAGCAGCTTACAGGTAGCATTGATGCGCTACCGCACAGCCTCGACAGCCTTGACGCCCTGCCTTGGGCCAATCCAACACTTGAGCAGTTGGATGCTTGGGGAACCCTAGACTTCCTTGATGCTCTGGGGAACATGGACAACCTGTCATCGCTGGCTGTCCTGATTGCGCCGACTGCATCGGCAAGCATCGCGGTCAATGTTTCCGCAGAGTTGCAGTTCTTCATCCCTATGGATGGAGCCGCAAGCGTCGCGGTAACAACTACAGCAGACGCACAGCGCATCGTCTTTGACGAAGCCTCGGCAGCAACGGCAATCACAGTCTCAGGCGATGCAACGCCAGTCCGACAGGTCGATAGTTCGGTCAACACCGCTATCACAGAAGCCTCTGTAGCAACGAGGATTGCGACGGTAGCAGCTTCTGTAAGTGTCGCAACCACAGCGTCAGCGACACCAACGCGCATCGCCCAAGTCGATGCGTCGGTCACAGGCGCGACCTCAGTGGCGGCGTCTGCGGCCTTTATTGCGGCGATGGACGGTTCCGCAAGCGTGGCAGTAACAGTCACAGGCGCGTTCATCCCGGTCAGGCAGTTTGACAGTGCTGTCGATGTGGCGGTCACAACAGCCGCCAACTTCAACGCAGTGTTGTCAGTTGATGGCGCAGCAAGCGTCGCGGCTACCGCAACCGCAGGCTTTGTCGGTGAGTTTGTCATGGCAGGCACAGCCGACCCGACAATCACCGCCACAATGGTTGGCGAGTTGCAGGGTGAGGCTTGGAGTGTTGTTGCCGAAGGCGGCGAGACTTGGAGCGACGTTGCCGCCGCATCAGGAACATGGACGCCTTCGTCGGCTGGCTCTGAGGTTTGGTTGGAACAATGATAAAATTCGGTGAATGGCTACCCGATCAGCCCGACTTTCAAAATGTTGGGGCGACCGAGGCCAAGAACGTAGTTGCGTCGGCCTCTGGTTATACGCCTATCAAAGAACTGGAAGCGTTGAGCGCAGCAGCTGACAATCGCATCCGTGGCATTTTCCCTGCCAAGGATACGAGCAGCAATGTGAAATTGTTTGTTGGCGATGCGGGCAAATTGTATTTGTTCGATCAGACTGACAGCGGCTTGGACAGCGTTAGCAAAGCTGGCGGCTACTCTTTGCAGACAGAAGACTTCTGGCGGTTTGTGCAGTTCGGCAGTTACGTCGTCGCTGTTGGAGGCGTCAATGTCCCCACGCAGAAGTTTTTGCTTGGAACAGACAGCGCGTTTTCTGACTTGTCTGGCGCACCCAAGGCTAAGTTTCTTGCAAACGTGCGTGACTTTGTAATGACCGCCCATATTGACGAGGGTGGCACAACAACCCCGTTTCGGGTTCGTTGGTCGGCAATAAACGACACGACATCTTGGACGGTGGGAAGCAATCAAGCCGACAGTCAGGACATTGCTGACGCGGGAGAGATTACAGGATTGGTCGGGGGAGAATATGCCACCATTCTTTTGGAGCGTGCTATTGTTCGTGCCACCTATGTTGGCACTCCTCTCATCTTTCAGTTTGACAAGGTAGAGACAACGCGGGGTTGTCAGTTTCCGGGTAGCGTGGCGAATGTCGGTCACACTGTTTATTACCTGTCGAATGACGGCTTCTATGCTTTCGACGGTCAACAGTCGCGTCCGATTGGTGCAGAGAAAGTGAACCGCTGGTTCCTCGACGAGTTTGACGCGCAGAACAGTGAGCGATTGTCTTGTGCAGTTGACCCCAAGCAGCAAGTCGTCATGTGGTCGTTTGTTTCAAACAGTGCCACAGAGGTCGAGCCAGACAAGGTTCTGATTTACAACTACGCACTCGACCGCTGGTCTTATGGTGAGTTTGAGACAGAGTTCTTGGCTCCTTACTTCACCGCAGGCTATACAGTCGAACAGTTGGACAATATCTCAACCAGCATTGATACATTGCCAGCTTCACTAGATAGCGACCTTTACAAAGGTGGTGGCTACATCTTCGGCGGGTCGAAGAATAAGAAGCTGCACAGCTTTACCGGGTCAGCGATTGCGGCGACCGTCGAGACAGCCGAGTTTAACTTGACGCCGAACAGACACGCTATTGTCAACCGCGTCATACCGATGACGCAGGGTGGCACGGTCACAGTCCAAGTTGGCACACGAAATCGTCAGACCGACGACCAGAGTTTCGGAACCGCATCGTCACTCAACACTCAAGGGTTTTGCCCCGTAAGAGCGCAGGGTCGGTTTCACACTGTTCGATGCAATCTGTCGGGCAACTGGAAGTTTGCCCAAGGCGTCGATGTTGACGGTAAGTCTCTTGGTGAACGCTGATGGCAAACCAGTTTCGCACATTGCCGCCGATCGGTGGCGACCCCCGGCAAGTTGCCGAGGTCGTCAACAGAACGGTTGACGGCAAGCTGAACTCAACGGGTTCCGTGACGCTGACTGCAAGCGCAGCTTCTACCGCTGTGTCAGAGGATCGGGCGGGGCCAGACAGCGTGATTCTGTTTATGCCAACAACCGCAAATGCGGCGGCTGAAATGGACGGCATGTATGTGTCGTCGCGTGGGAAACAGACGTTCACGATTGCCCACGCCAACAACAGTCAAACTGATCGGACGTTTGCTTATGTCGTCATCGGATGACTTAAATTTTGCGCCTGTCCCTGTCGAGATGATCGACACCTTTTGGGACGCGGCACTTGAGTACTTACAACCCGCTATTGATACAGCGGAAGGTAAGTTGGAGGCATACGACCTCTATAACGATTGTCAAATGGGCGTCTGCGTCCTTTGGCTCGTAATTGATGGCAGCGAGATAATCGCAGCCCTCACGACCAGAATTGTTATTTACCCAAACAAGCGGGGCTATGCGCTGGAATTTTTGGGTGGCAAGCAAATGAAGCGGTGGTTCGACATGGTGTTGGACACCTTACAGGAAGTTGCAAAGCACAACGGCTGCACACACTTCGAGGCGTATGGTCGCTTGGCGTGGCAGCGTTGGCTGGGCAAAAGAGACTTCAAACCAAAATTCGTACATTACGAAATGGAGTTTATAGATGGGTAAAGGCGGCTCAAATAACAGCACGCAAACTGTGGTGCAAGAAATACCCCCATTCCTACAACAGCAGTTGCAAGAAACTTATGGTTTTGCGCGGAACATTAACCCGGCAGTTTTCGCTGGTGAGCGTGTTGCTGGGTTTACACCGCTTGAGCAACAGGCGCAGTTGATGACCGCACAACGCGCGGCGGCTGGTGATCCTACTGTTCAACGGGCGCAGGGCTTGTTGGGTAACGTAATTGGTGGCAGTGCGAGGCCAACTTACGCCGAAGGTTTCCTCGGTGACATAGCGGCTGGCCGATCTCCGACAAACCCATTTCTTCAAGCACAAATTGACAATGCAATATCGGGTGCTGTCAACCAAGCAACATCTCAATATGCCCTTGGCGGGCGTCTTGGGAGTGGCGCGTTTGGCACAGCCTTGGGCGCAGGGATCACAGGCGCGGCGGCTCCTATTTTAGCACAACAAGTCGAAGCAGACCGCGCTCGTCAGATGCAAGCAGCGGGTCAACTTATCTCAGCGGAACAACAAAACCGCGCTCGTCAAATGCAGGCGGCAGGCATGGCTCCACAACTCGCTCAACAGCGTTACGCTGACTTGGCTGCCTTGCAGGGCGTCGGTGAACAGCAACGCGCAATGCAACAAGCAGAAATACAGGCACAACAAGATTTCATTAACGAACTGAACGCGGCTCAACAAATGCAACTGGCAGCGCGAGTTTCAGCAACGGGTCTAACGCCTTCAACGCCTAATCAGACGACTAGCGGCACAGCACCGGGGCGAAGCCCCTTGGCGGGTGCGGCTGGTGGCGCACTAACTGGCGCGGCGTTAGGAAGCATGGGAACGGCGGGGCAACTAGGGGCGATTGGTTCTGCACTGGGCCCATACGGAGCCGCTATTGGCGCGGGTCTTGGCGTACTCGGCATCCTTTAGGAGTTGGTAATGAACCATTTTACGCTGTCACCACAAAATATCGGGCTTCTAACTACGGGACTTGGCCTTCTTGAAGGGCAGGGCTTTAATCAGGCTGTGCGAAGCGGGCTTGGTACTTACTCAGGTCTCGACCAGATAGAGCAAGAACGCAAGCGGCGCGAAATGTTGGCGCAACTCCTTGCTGTTCAAGCAAATGCAACTCCTACTGTTGCGCCCACCGTTGCACCATCGGCAACAGCTATGAACGCCGCAATGCAGGCACAATTCGCCCAAGGGCTTCCGGGGCCGCGTGTTGACACGTTGCTC